GTGATCTCAATCTCTGAATCATACCATTTAAGACGCAAGCCAACATGAGAAGCAGTGAAGTATGCCGCGCTTGTTGTCAGTGTAGTAGAGCCGATAGCAGATGCACTTGAACTTAAAGTTACTGCATTTGCTGCAAACTTATAAAATGGTTGAAAGCTATCAGCACCATTAGCAGACTGATCAAATGCAAAAACTGCACGGGTAAATGTGCTTGCACCTGTTCGAGTAATCTTTTGTGTTGCCATATCCGGATGACAGACAATCATAACGTCTGCAATTTGGGAATAGGTTAACTCATAAAGCATTGCTGTTGTCCAAGGACAGCTAGTCAATGTCTGGAGAAGAGATCCTGCGAGGCTATAGATCTTGAGAGTGGCATTACTAAATGCAAAAATATATTGCTCATCAAAAGCAAACTCGAATGGAACAAGTCTTGTCTGCGCTCCGAGTGTAGCAAGATATGTGGTTCCACATCGACGAGATACACCACCCTGATTAAGAAGAGCAACGTTTCTGAGTTTCTTGGCACCGTTTATATATGCGCCAGTATCGGTTCGCATATTCATAAGCGAACCAATTTCACCAGCAGAAAAATTAGTTTGAACGGTCTTAAAACCCACAGTTACATCCTAGTATTGCGACGGACATCAAGGAATCGGCTAATGGGAAGTTTTCGATTTGTCTGACTTTGACTATCAAGATTACGGGCTATAGTAAATTGACGAAGTGCGCGTTTCTCGAAGAGGTCAGCAAGACCTTCTTGCTGGGCAACCGAATAGGCAAAAACAGAAGCCATCTGTAAAATGACTGTCATTACAAAATACGGAGGCCATAAAGACTCGTAAGCCTGAAACATATAATCAATAAATACTTCATCCGTAACCGCTGCATTACAATAAATCATGTCTTGATAACGGTCGAACTCAATGGGAATACCATTAATATATATCCCGTGAACAAGGATGCAGTCGGCTGGGATTTGATAGGCGGCATCCCATTTGTGTTCCGGAGTATCGACAAGACGGCTCATTTGGATTTGAGAAGAAGCAAACCGCCAGCGATGGCGGGAAAGAAGATCACGAACTGTATCTTGATAAAGATTGTCGGCAACAATGGCTTCGGTTGTGCCGTCATCAAATGATGTAATCGGGGATGCCCCGATCAAAATAAGCGCCCTAGCGCAAACATCAATACTCGTAAGTGCCATATTGTTACCTTAAGAAAAAGAGGTGGGCCGCTATTAAAACGACCCACCCCAGTCAACTAGGCGGAAGGAGAGGAAAACCGCCTAATTAATTACGTCCCATTGATGGTCGTAACTGTTGTTGCGCCTGTTGCTGAATTAACAACAAGAACATCAACAGTAGGGGTGCCACCAGTTGCGCCAACGGCAAGAATGATGTCAAATTGGCGAAGTTCATTCGTTGCATCATTAAAATAACCGGAACCAGTAATAGTGCCGATTGCATCAGCAGACGAATACCAGTGAACTTGACGAGCGCCGCCAGTAACCTTGGAGAATGTACTACGAGTGAAAGCCATGATAATTACTCCGCAATCTGGACTTCATAGACACCAGTGGTGTCGATGAGAACGGAACCTTGGCTCATGCTCGAAGTGATGAGATTCGAAGCACGCTCCGGCACATAGTTTACTTCTGTCTGGACATCCTGAGCAGAAGCAAGGCCAACCGCCGAACGATGAAAGGCAAAGCACTTGCGGATTGTCGAAGCAATCGAAAGACCCGAATGCGTCATCCACATGAAACCAAGCCAACGTTTGGCAACCATGCCGCCCTTGTAGGGGAGGTCATCGTAGCCAATGAAGTCAGCATCCGAGAACGCCGAAATGCTAAGTAAATCAACCCAGCCAGCCGGAGAAACAAGGAAGTAACGCTCACCGTCATCAGGAATATCCTGATTACCAAAGTATTCAAACACTGTATTGATCTTGGTCGCAGTTAAGCCGTTTGTGCTTGCTTCCGTAATCGTGTTTGATGTTGAGTCAAGTGTCGTAATAATAAGATCGTCCGACTTGCGACCGAGAGCATTAGCAGCTGACTGTGCTACAATCTGACGTTCGTCAATGTTGATCTTAAGTTCATCAAGTTTATCAACATAATCTGCCGAATAGAAATCAGAAAGTGTGCATTCTACGTTCGTATGGTCGAGCGACATAACAGGAACCGCACCGTGGCGCGATTTCTGAGAAGCGGTACCCTTACCAACCTTTTGAAAGGTTGTAGTAGAGCCGTTAACATTGCCCTTAAAACGGACACAGTTCCGCAATTTGGATCCAGCACGTTGGTAAGCAACGTGAACCTCGGATTCAAACTGCTTAATAAAAGCCTGATCAATGGTCAATGCCATGATAAACTCCAACAGTTTGGTTACAGATTGGTTCCAAGGTTATCCATACTGCTTTGCAAGTTATCCGTTAGGGCTTGCTCCACGAAATACGGGCCTCAATCAAGCAATCTTATTATAGGGTTTCTCGTTCAATGCACAGGACGAACAAAGATCTGACCACCGACTTCAAACCCCATCTTTTTATAAAGTTTGGCGGTTGCCTCTGGGTTCACTCGTGTTGTCTCTCCGCAGCGAATCTGGCGTATATTCTGCTGCGAAGCCCATGTTGTAAACTCCTTAAGGAGCCTGAAAGCAGCAGATGATCCTCTAAACTCCGGATGAACATAAAGAGCAAGATCCATTGCATACCGTTCTTTGGAAAACCAGTATTGTCCCACAAACCCGACAATCATGCCAACGGTTGCGTCCTCATGCTTTGCCACAAAACAAACCCAATCCGGATTATTCAGACAGGCATGAGCAATTTGTTTCATTTTGGGAACGTCAAACGTAATTGGACCTAGCGCACTTTCGCGGTGCATCATCCAACCAAGCCCAATACATGTATCTACATCCTCTGGTGTGAGGAGAGATATAATCATTTATTGAACTTCTTCTGGAAGAACTGCTGGACTTCCGCAATATACTTTGGATCACGGTCTGCCGGATGCCAATATCGACGGTCGTGCATCATCTTCTTTACATCATCTTCGGTCACTTCTGTTGGTGTATCAGAAGCAACTGAAGCAGCATCGCCACGAGCCAATGCCATAATTCGTTCCATAACTTTGACTCCTTTAGCTGTTGTGCAGAACTGCTCAACAGCTTGACGTTCTTCAGGAGCAAAGTTTTTATTGACCCATAAGCCAACGGCTTCGGCGCGAACCTTTGCATTTTCGCCAAGAGCCTTTAACTCAGCATCATAATCCGGCTGGTTTGAGGAAACGGCCTCAAGATATTTGGCAATACCAACTTGAAACGTTTCATTATCAAAGGCGTTATCATAGGCAAATTGCTTCCACCATTCGGTTAGCGGCCCCCTGATTGCATCTTCTGGAATACCATCAAACTTTGGCAACTCGTATTTGTCTGGGGATTCGGGGCGAGCAGCCATAGCCTCTTCGGACAGTTCCTCAATAATTTTTGTCCGGAAGTCATCACTACGAAAGTTCTTCTCAAGTTCCGAATAGCTTTTTGCTAACTGCTCGTAGGCTGGCTTATCCTCAACCCAAAACTTTTCAGGCAACCAATCGGGACGACTAACCTTATTTTCTGGAGTAGAGATTAAAGTTTGACCGCCAGTTGGTGCAACTGATTGATCATCTTCCGGCGTATTAGCTTGCTGTTCCATTCTGTCCTCTCGCAATGCGCTGCTCAATAATACCAAGAAGAAACCTCATTCCCTCTCGATGAAATAATTCGTTTGTTTGTGCGTGTGGGCCTAATACAGCTTGTGTCGTAATAGATCTTAAATAAAGCAAAAACTCTTTTCCGCCCTGACTAGAAAAGATACCCGCTGCTAATTTATTTAACTCGTTTTCTTTTTCAGGCAAACGAGTAATCCCATCAGGCCCCAGTGCTAGGGGGCGTTTGTTGACCGCCAAGTTGACCACCTATTTGTTCTGACAGCTTGTTTACAAGCTGTGCCCTCTCCTGATCCGAGCGAAGTAATCGATCCGGAACACCAAATTTGTCGCCAAGATACTTAGCGGCATCTTCCGTTTTAATTAACATGTTAACTAACTGAGGTCCGAACCTGACACCAATCATTTCGATGAACCGATCAAAATGAACAATGTCTTGCTGCTGTTGTGCCTGAGACAAAGGACTTGTGGCACGGACCTTGATCTCACGCCCGTTAATTGTCGGGATTGAGATTCGACCCTGTTTCTTTAAAATATAAACAACACGACGCAGAACAGGGTTTACCAACTCAGCTTGAAGCCGACCAAACGCTGCGCCAATCTGACGAGACAAATCAGACATACGCTGAGACACTTCGGTAGCTGACATAGGAGTTTTATCAGGGTTGCCTAACATATCATTGTATAAGGCTTTCTTGATATTCATTCTCATGTCACTAAGGATCAATTGAGCAACATCGAAGTTGCCAGTTGATGTAATATTCTTCAAACCAGAAGAGCCTGGGGCAATTGGGATTAAGGTTCCAGGGACAATTTGAATTGTATCGACATTCAAAACGCCATCATCCTCGACTTGATACAATCCAGAGATTGCCATCTGAGCATTTTCAAGAATTAACTGGACAGTGAGGTTACAGGTTTTGATTGCTGGCATT